CATCGCGGAGTTCGACTGGAAGAGAGATTGCGTGACCGAATGCGTTATCTCCAATGAAGATTGCGCTGTAGCGGTCTGAGCCACCGTTACCTGTGTATGTAGCTGGGGTTGTGTAACCTCCACCTGCAGTTACTGTTGGGTTAGCAACAGCTGTGTCTGTGGTGTAAGAAGTTCCTGCGCCACCAACAACTTTGAGAACCTGTGTGGTTTCAATGAATACACAGTCGTATAGACGGCCGATTTCACCAAGCATGAAGTTACCTGGAGCGGCATACTTCGTTACTTCGATGAATTCAGGCATGTCGCGTAGACGACGTGATTGATGTGGATGAACAAACGCAACATAGGTTTCGCCTAATCTTGGGATGTTCTTGGTTGATAGGGTTTCTACTGCATCCTTGATTGTATGAGGAGTTAAGTGGAAAGCACCTGTCATAGATGCACGGCTTGAACCTGTTGTTCCGTATGCATACCAGTTGTTTACAGCTGATAGTGCGGAACGGTCTTCACCGTAAACTGTTGAGGTTGCGCTATACAGAGTATCGCGGCTCAATTGGTCTAGGTAAATTGCCATGTTACGTCCAAGAAGACGTGAGGCAGAAGCCATTACGTCATCGAAGGATGCGTTCAATAACAATTCTGAAACTGCTAATGCATAGCCGTGTTCAGATACTGTGATTGAGAATTGTTGTGCTGTTAATGCGTTTGTTTGCATACGTACACCTTCAACTAAGGAACTTGCGAATCCTAAGTTGTTGTAACGCATGAAATTGATTTGTAAACCAGGTGCTACACCAAGTTCAGTTTTTTTAACTGCAAATTGTTCAAAGCGAAGGATAGGCATTGCTTGGAACAAGATTTCCTTGGACCAAATTGTCTGAATCGCTTGAGTCAATTGGGTGTTTGTACCTGAGTACGCTGTTGGGGATGCGGCGAGATTGCCGGTACCCGTAATACCAGATGCCATTTAGATTGGACTCCTTGTTAGTTTTGTATTTGTGGGTTTAGCCGAACAGTCCGCGCGTTTTGCCTTGAGCACTTGGGCTCAAGAGGCGTTGACGATACTTCGCATATTCTTCCATTGACATAGACGCGATGTCTTGTGCAGAGAACGAACGTTGTTCCGAATTAGTTTCCATAGGGCCTGCTGGAGGCGTTGTCACACGCGTTCCAGTCATTTCTTTTCGTGCACTTTGCATTGCTGCCTGTGCCGAATCTAAGATGCGTGCTGAGCGTTCTTTCAAACCCTCAATACTTGCATCCACTTCCTCTTTAGTGTTCCCACTAATAAGGTCAACAAGTTCAGGAATAATACTTTCCCGTTCTTGTTCTAACCGTTGTGAACGGTAAGACTGTAGGTCTGCGAATTGTCTTTCTCTTTCTAATAAAGAAAAAGCTCTTTCGCGTTCTTGCTTTTCAGCTTCTAGCTGTTGGTGCCATTCTTGTTCTTTTACTTTAAGAAGGTCGCGTACTTCAAGTTCTTCTTCAGCTTTTGCTTTTGCTCTAGCTGATTCTTCGGCTTCAATTTCTGCCTTGTTTGCCAATTTTTCTTCGCGGTCCTTTTTTAAGACTTCAAGTTCTTCCTTTAATTTATCAATTTGAGGATAGAGCTTTTCTTTTTCTTGGCTTCTTACTTTTGCCAAATCGTCTTCTGTGTAAAATTTCTTGCCTTTTAATTCTTCTACTACGGCTGGTGTTTCAGCAATTGGAGTAGGTACTGCTGATACTGATTCTGCTTCGGCTGCGAAAGCCTCTACATTCATTTCTGTTACTTCTGACATAATTTATCCTTAGTGTCCTCTGGGTCGTTTTCCGAATTAATAACACATTTGACCAAACGTTTCTATCTATATTTAATTTTGCCTTACAACACGAAATTTTCAGCCTAAAATGCTTATTTTACCTATTTTTCGTATTCTTTCGGTACTCTTCGTTGAGGAAGTTTTGTACCGTAAGCTTTAGTTACTAACTGTGTCCTTAATGAAGTCTCGCCTAGTTTTGAAGCCATGGCTGCATCATCAAGGGTTGGAGGAACCATAGGAGTAGGCATACCTGCCCCAGCTCCTTTACCAGCACTAGGAGCCCCTGGTTCTGGAGGCGGCATAGTTCCTGTGAGTTCCATAATTTCTTGTTCAATTTGAGTTTGTAGAAGTTTTAAAGCACCATCGGCTACTGCGTCGTCTTGAAGTTCTTTACGGATTTCGTTTAACTTCTCTGCTGGGAATTCTTCGCCTAATACTCGCAAAGCTCCTTCTTTTGATTCTAAACCAAGAGAGAGTAGAGATTGAATTTCATTAAGAGCGATTAATTTGTCTAATGGAAGTGGTTGTGGGAAATGAACGTAAGAACGGTAGGTTAATGGGTCATTAGTATCTAGTTGAGGTATTTGGCCTTCTTTTAGTTCTACGTCAGTATTAGGGTCCCAAGTAAAAGTTTCTGGCTCTTTTACAGCCAAGTTAAGAAGAATTAATTCATTAATACGTTCTAGACCGTGAGCGTATTGAACAATCTTTTGGTGGTAACGATTCATTAAAGGTTGGAACTGAATAGACAAAGCAACACCTGATGTATTTGAAATAGGCTGTGCTTGTCCAAGAGCAGTTTCTGGTACACCAACCATTTCATGCATTGCTTTTTTCATCATTGCAAGGAAGTCCATTGCGCCCTTAAGACCTTGCGCTCCACCTTCTAAGTTTTCTACCTTTGCGTCTTTTGGTAGACCGCCCCACACTTTGTTAGCACCTTTTTCTAATTGAGATGCTTTAGCGCCAATAATTACCGTTACTGGTGCTGCGTGGTAGTTAACAATGTCAGCAATATCAGTTGCCACTTCGTTATAGGTTCTATTAATAGGAATAATGTCATTGCAATCAGATAGGCCCCAAGGTGAACCTGAGATTCTAATATTAGGAATATGTATAACTGGAATTACGCCAAGTGGGTTTGGACGTGAGTCAATCATCTCATCGTTAATGTATTCTTCAATAATGTCATCAGTCAAAATTTCAGTATAAGTAAATACTTGACGCGTGCCCTCTAGAGATGTGCCCCAGAAACGGTACTTTAATTTAAATCTAATTAATCTTTCACGGTCATGCGGATGAAATTCAGGAAAACAAAATGATGAGTTTAAAGGAAGAACACGAACACGTCCTGGATGGTTACGACCAGCTGGGTCTACCCATGCTTCTTCATAAGCAACTTTAATAAAGCAATCACCAGATACTCCACCTTGTTGACCAATTTCCCAAAGTACTGTTGCCTTGTTGTTGTCTACTTCCCATACACGTTCTAATAAATCTGGAACAATTGCTTCTGTTTCTTTAGAACTTCTAAATTGAACGCCTTTACTAAAAGTAAAGTTAATAATAAAATCTGTGAATGCTCTGTAATAGTTGAGCACCATTTGAGTTTCGCCAGTTTGACGGCGGTAAGAATAGTGATGACCTAGGTACATTGCCCAGTTCAATGAATAACGGTTTAGGCGAGGACCATGAACCTCAAACTCTTCATCTGCTAATTCTACTAATCCAAGAGGGGATATAGATATTGTTAAATCAGAAGAGGCTGCCCTATAACTAGGAGGGGAAAAATCTAGGCCGCTTGTCACCTATTAATCCTCTCCAAACTATTTGTTATATCTTAGCACTATTGACTGTACTAATATTTTGCGCCACGGCTATCTGTGACGTTGGCCTTTAAGTTGACCTTTGCCAACAGGCTTATTTACTTTTTTATTTTGTTCTTCTTTAACCTTGTCTTGCTTTTCTTTTTCGTAATCTCTGAATCTTGGGTCTATCTCTTTTTTGGAATCAACAAACTTTCCACCTAATTGAAGGTAACGAGAGTGAACCCAATGAGCTGCTGCTGGAGACGGATAAACATTAAATTTAGTACGTGCTTGCATGGTAAGCATGTTCCACATTTTAGGGTTGGCAGGTAACTGCTTTGGACCCTTTTGAACTTCTTTACCTGAAATTAATGCCATATGTCCTCAAGTTCCAAAACCTGCCTGACCAACTTGTGTTAAACAAGTTAGTTAGACAGGTTAGGTTAAATTACTAGTCTTGTACTACTGCAGGATTCAAACGTTGTTGGTGTGAACCATCGCGGAACACTTCTTCAATTTTGTTTTCTGCGTAATCAGCAAATGAGCCAGTAGAAAATTCTTGTAGAGTATTTGGTGCCTCTACCCAAGCTGCTGAACCAACATGTGCACGTTCGCGCATTGTTTCTTCGGCTGTCTTAGTGTGAACTGGTGCATTACGATTTGGACGTCCTGCTGCAGGTGTGTAACCCTGAGAGGCTCCGTTTGAGAATTCCTGTGGAATGTCTGTGTCTGTTGCTAATCCTTCTTCAAAGCGAAGAGGGCCGCGTTGACCGGGTGTAGCTGAAGCCATTTTACGGTCATAGATATTGCCTGGGCTTTCTGGAAACTTAGGCGCTGGTGCAATTGCCATATTTAAAACTCCATGTTTCTATTTAAGGTACCTTAGTAAAAGTGTTCTGCTTTTTTACCTTTATGTCAGGCTAAAATCTAGTTTACCTGTAAAAAGGCGATGAACTGACCTCTACTGAAGGCATTGTTAAATCTAAAGTAAGACTGCAAGCAATGGCTAGGCTGTCCGCAAAGTCATCATGAGCATGGGCTTCGTCAGGAGCTTTGGCTAAAAAGTTGGGGCCAGTAAATTTAGTTTCTAAATCAGTCATTTGTTGGTAGAAGCGTTTCCAAGTTCTTAACCTTCTAGTCTTTGCGTGAGCTGGCCAACCAACCATTCTTCTGTCAATTAAAGCCTTTAAATGTTTCCAACGTTTTGACTGTTCAGGTTGGCTACTGCCTAGGGAGTGGACTTCAGCTCCTGGAAGCAATAGTTTAAG